TTCAACTTCAACTTCAACTTCAACTTCAACTTCAACTTCAACTTCAACTTCAACTTCAACTTCAACTTCAACTTCAACTTCAACTTCAACTTCAACTCCAACTCCAAGTTCAACTCCAACTCCAACTCCAACTCCAAGTTCAACTCCAACTCCAACTTCAACTCCAACTCCAACTCCAACTCCAAGTTCAACTCCAACTCCAACTTCAACTCCAACTCCAAGTTCAACTCCAACTCCAAGTTCAAACCATTCAAATAACCACTAAAATGAGGGGGAGGGGGCAAAGGGAACCTTGGTTCCCCCTACCAAACGTACACAAACTCTCGATATTCATCTTTTCCAGGTTTGCGTTCCCCCTTTTTTAGTGGAATTTTCGATTTGCATTTTCCCAATACAGGAACACATGCAGCTTCATATATTTCGTCTGGTACATTGAGACAATATGACCCCCCTTTTTTCATTCCATCAAATGTCTTTCTAAAAAGGGGCTTATAAAAAAGCTCATTCCATTCTTCTTTACTCTTATATTTTCCCAGAGATCCTCTATAACTCTCTAAGTCGTAATAAGGAGGTGATGTAAACACACAGTCATAATCTAATACACTGTAATCTATAGTCAATGCGTCTTTGAATTGCACATTTATATTAGTCTTATGGTCAGGCTCTTTTTCTAAAAACGAGACTAATTCTTTGTATGGTTCTCTCAAATTGGTATTTGTATCGATGCCATGATATGATTCCAATCCTAACGCACACGCACCGACTAGCCGTCCACCCCAACCCATAGTGAAATCTAAAACCCGTTTGGCATTTACTCTACAATAGACTTCCATTGCCATGACTGGTCGAAAAATAGCAATACTAGAGAAATACAGGTTGTAAATATATTTGAATTTGCGTATTTCGTTAATTTTTCGATTACGATAAAAGTGCAACATTTTACTGATATATGGTTTTTTTTTATATTTCTCTCGTTGTTCCCAAAATTCATAGAAACTGACATTCTGATGTCCTTTCGTATGGAGACGCTCGACAAATGTGAAACAATCAACAATTTTATTTCCTAAACGTGTGCGACCAGATGCACCGAGAGCATTTTTACAGGAAAATGCACGAAGTTTGGCGTATTCTTTCTCGATAGATAATATCGGTATAGACTGCAACTGATCAGCAATTTTATGATATTTGGAAGTTTTGCGTTTGGATCCACTCTTTCTACGTTTTGTTTTCATATGAAATATATCCTATAGATTAATAGAATATATTTTAATCGTCGTCATGGTCACGCTCTCTATAGATAAAGGTATTTCAAAATATAAAGAAAGAAAAAGAAAGAAAGAAAAAAAGAAAGAAAGAAGGAAATAAAAAATTTCATGATACATCCATAAGACATAGACCCTTTCATTGTTAGTTTATTATTATACAAAAATGTATTTATATGAATGATATAAAGTTATTTAATTGGAAAATATAAGTACGAATATAGTAACATATTTGGATTGATAGACAAGTTTACATCATTTTATATATGTAACGATTAAGCATAAATAATATTCCCATTCGTATGCTGTACTAAACCGGGTGTGCTTGTATGAACTAGATTTCTTAATTTGGTATAAACAATAGGGACGTTTTTTATGGAACGAAGTTTATTTGTATATTTTTTGCATAATAAAGCACCTGATTTTATGATTTGATGTTTTTCTTTTTTTGTGCATTTATCAGGCATCATAGCAACGACATGACAAGAACTGCAATCTTCAGCGTGAAACCATAAGTCTTCGTTGTCTCCATTCCTTACAACGTCTGAATTGTCATTCGCATATTTTCCAATATAAAACAGAATCGTATTTTTAGATGACAATTCAATAATTTCGGTTCTCATGTTTTTTATAGTTGGCTATTTATTGTAGGTATAACTAAATATTTCAATTTTACGAGTGGGAACCAAGGTCCCCCCTTACCCCCTCCTTTTTTGGTGAGAGTGAGGTGGTGGGAACCAATGTGAGGCGAGCGAAGCGAGCCGTAATAATATGTCATTTTTTAATTACATATTAAGGATACAATAAGGAGGATCGCTTCACTAGCCCAACCATCACTCTCCCAACAATTACTCTCCCTCAAAAATGAGGGTGTAAGGGGGAACCAAGGTTCCTCCCCCTCCCCCCTCTAGATAAACGACAATGTTTTCAAATTGTCATTGCAATGAAAGTACATAAAATCCAGCATAAACATCATTAATAGTTTTTCACTTCGAAACTCTGGTTTTACTTTCATAAAGCACATTCCAATATTTGCCTTTTCAAATTCACTCCACATTGTTTGCATTTTCATCCATTCTGTAATATCTACCATACTATACGCGTGGTCATATAGTTCATCTACGGTTTTTAACATTCCAGTATGTGTTTGATCCATATCCTGTAACGATTTATCTAGATGTTTCGACCTTTCATTTTCGAACGTTTCATCCAAAAGACTCTCCATTTTATGTAAATTCATTTGTCTACCAGAATCATTTATCATTGGAGTAATGTAAATTTCACAAAATCGAGACAATATAGGTGTGAGCAATTTATTTTTATTGATTATCACTATAAAAAAACGTGTATTGTTGCTAAATTGCTCAATGCATCGTCTCATTGCAGACTGAGCATCAACGGTCAAGTGCTCCGCATTTAACAATACGATTGATTTAAAATGAATACCAGTACTTAGTTGTGTATTGGTTTTGGCAAAGAATTTCAACTCTTCGCGGATAAATTTGATTCCTTTGGAATGGGCACAATTGACAAACATAACATTAGAATGCATTTTTTCTTCTGTTCCGTATATCTTTTTGAGAAACTGAGTGAGAATCGTTTTCTTGCCACTTCCAGGTGGACCATAAAAAATAATATGTGGAATGCGATTATGAGTATAAAAATTCTCGAGTTTGTTATGGATTCGTTGATGATTCATTGTACAAGAAACAATGAATCATTTTAAGTATCTTTGTTGTGATAAAAGTTTTAGATTCTTATTTGCGTTTGGGATTGCGACTCATTCTAAAAATTACTCATTACCTATAATACACAAATAATAATGAATTAAAAATCTGGATTGCCGGTAAATACTTGAGTAGTATCAGGTTGTACAGTACTCTTGTTTGTAATGACATTCAAAAAGTCATCTAATTTGTTACCGTAATTGATGATACCAAATGAACAAACAAAAGCGGCGAAGAAGACCATAACAAGATCACGTACAATGTCTTTCAATGGTTTGAGTTGCTTGTCAATGAATTTCATTTCTACAAACTTCATGATTCCAAATAGAATGGTAATAGCAGCAGCTAACAACAAAATTTTTTCCATTATATAGAACGCCTAAATAATGAAAATGATTTTAGAACGCCTGGGGGAACCAAGGTTCCCCATACCCCCCTCCTTTTGTGATAGGAGAAAATGTTGAGAGAAAAATGGTGGGCGAGCGAAGCGAGCCCAAATAATATGTCATAATGAAATCACATATTAAAGAATCATAAAGGAGGCTCGCTACGCTCGCCATTAATAGCCCCACCGCTAAAGGAGGGGGTATAGGGGAACCTTGGTTCCCCAACTAGAGGTCTTCGACCCCGTCCAATACCAAAATCTCCGATTCTCCAGATGGTTTGTCTAAATCAAACACATCATCGAGTTTGATATCTTCGTCCATATGAATCTTCAGACTTCCGGTCGGTTCGTCATCATCATAATCATCATCTTCTTCCGCCTTACGAGCAGCATGGCGTTCTTCGCTGATTCCTTCTAATCGTTCGATTGTCTTAGGAGCATCTATCGCACTTCCATCAGATGCCTCGTCGGTATCATTGAATGTCAAACGCGTAACCGCTCTCTCTTCATCGACATTTTCAACCGATAAAGTAGGCGGCAATTCCTCTTCAGGTAATGATTCTGGTTCTTTCTTTTCTTCGCCCTCTTTCTTCTCTCCATCTTTCTTTTCCTGTTCTTTGGTTTCTTCTTCCGGAATTGGTTCAATAATGACTTCTTCTTCATCTTCCATAGATTCGTCCAAATAAGCACGAATGATAGATTCTGTAGGAATACCCTCTCGAATTGCAGTCAAAATACATTCTTGTGTGATGACTTCTAACTCTCGAACATATTTCTGTACAGTTAAATCGGGCAAGCCACGTTCAAACAAATATACATTGCGGTATACTTTGCGAGCAACATGAATATAGACACGATGAACAAAATGATCAAGTTTTGGTATAGAAATGTCTATTTTTTTCTGCTTATTACCAACGCGAATACAAGTCAATACTTTTAATTGCACAATATGAACACAAGAAATCAAGTCTTCCAAATAATTACATCCACTTTTCTCAATAATGCGTTTGCATTCTTCTTCCAAAATAACAGAATTCCATTTAGGAATTCGTGCTAATAAATTTTGGAAAGTCATTAAATATTTGGATTTTTCATTGCTTTCTTCACACATTTTCCAAGCTTCATTATAAATAGACCGAATACCTTCTGTTACTAATGGAGTCATTAATGTGACCAAACGTCCACACCATTCATTTCTCGATTCATGTAAATTAGATATGACAAAATCGTCCATCTTTATAAGGAAAAATAAGTATGAACCTTTAAGTTGATTACTCTCAAATAAATAAAAATAAAGAATATTTTCTTATAATAAATTATAATGACCGAAGAAAATAAAGAAGAATTAAAATCTGAAGAAGTGAAACTTACCGAAGAAGTGAAAGCAGAAGAGGTTAACGTAGAGGAAAATAAAGAAGAAGCAAAGAAGGACAGTAAAGATATGTCTCTCGCTGAAGCTGTAGTTGATGCTTTAGGGGGGGATTTAGAAGACATTGAACTTACCCCAAGTATCAAAAAAATGATGAAAAAGTTACCGGCAGTTGATGGAAAATATTTGAAAAATATTGAATCGTTTTTCGATAAGATCGTAGAGGACAAGGAAATTAATGCACATGACATTCCTATTCTCCTCGTGTTGATGCAAGAATTGTTTTTATTGTATGACGAATTGCGTATGAAAGTGAGTTCATTTGACGTAGGTCAGACATTGAAAGTGCTTGTTCAAATATTGATGCTATACAAATTAAAAGACAGTGATATATTGACACAAGAGCAAAAAAATGGGATCTTTAGTTCTATGGATGGATTGCTTGAAATGAGTACAAATATGATTGAACTGAAGGACACAGCCAAACAAGCTCGTTCATGGTTCAATTGGATGCTAAAATTTGCATGCGGTAGGGGGAACCAAGGTTCCCCCTTACCCCCTCCTCTTTAAAGGGAATTGAGGGGAAGGGAAGGGAATTGAGGGGAAGGGAAGGGAATTGAGGGGAAGGGAAGGGAATTGAGGGGAAGGGAAGGGAATTGAGGGGAAGGGAAGGGAATGTGTCCCCTTCAAAAAATTGAAAATAAATGAGACGATTTACTCTCGGTATCTTTATACAAACCTACAATACTTATTCTCAATATGGATATTCGTACAATCGTTTCCAATCCGAATGGACAGGCTTTTCAATCGAAATATCTACATCTAGGTAGATATGAAGGTAAGAAACAATTGCATGCGGACTGTAGACAAATTGGCATTCGTGCTACAGTGAAAGCATTGCAAGTCATTGAAAATGGATATTCTCATAAATGTAAAATTACATATGCGAATGATATTACTAGATGTGATTATGATTTTGGACGGTTGGGTGATCCTTCACAGAAAGGTACTGCCAAACGATGCAATAAAGGAAAAAAAGATGGTGAATTAGATATACATGGTCGTATAATAACAAAAAACAATACAGAAACAAAACCAGTAGAAACAGAGGAAGAAAAAAAGGAAGAAAAAAAGGTCATATTATTGAAAGAAAAAGCGGCACGTATCGAAAAAAAGAAACAAAAAATATGGGAAAAACAAAAAATCAAAATGGCAGAGTTGGATAGCTGGGAGGATTTCTAACGAGAAACCAGGATATGCCCTATATAAAAACGAAAAATGGCAAATCGCCCATTTTTTATTGGCGATCGAAGCGAGCCAATTTAATGTGTTATTATGAGATAACATATTAAGAATCGTATAAGATTGCTTTACACCCTTGAAGATTTAAAACCGCACCCTTTAATAATTTTTTATATTTTTCTATAAATAATATAGATGACTAAACATAAGACAGAAGATTATAAAATCAGAAACAACATATGAAATTCAAAGAAGCAACCAAAGGAAAAGGAATGCGAACTTTGTTTAGAAAAGCGGGATTTCAAACATATTTAGTAGATGAATTCAGGACATCATGTAGATGTTCCAAATGTGAAATAGGTATTTGTAAAAAGACGATGGTTAGGGAAAATCCAAAACCATTTAGAAGCGGTAATGTTTTAGTTCATGGACTGATTTGTTGTAAAAACGGATGCGGTTATTGGAATAGAGATGTTAATGGTGCTACAAATATTTATAAAATTGCTTATAATGCGGTAAATAATAAAGAAAGACCAAATTATTTATCAAGAAGCAAGAACAATTCAACTGGTTTAGACGAACCAGTAAAATCAAAATTTACATAATCCAGAAAAGGATAAACCTTTTAGTTTTTATTTTTTCACCGAAAGGTGCGGATTTAAATCTTCAAGGGTGTAAATAAGATTGCTGAGTTTCATGGCACGAATCATACGTGTCATACCAATCCCGCCTCCAGATCGTGGGAAAAAGTCGAATTCAAGGAATTCTTCTAATTCTTTGTCAACTCTCTCATTGTCAAACAAATTGTATAGTTTTTGTGCGTATTGTCCTTCACTGATCTCATGAAATTGCTTACGCATTTGCTCCTTAGATGTAGAACGTTCAGCAGATCCAATCGTTTCCATGCCCCACATCAATACATCTACTTTTTTTGCTTTGGTAGGATCATCTTCGTGTAACTTCATGTTCCAAAATGGAGATGATTCTTGAGGAAAGTCTTTTAAAAAGACAACTTCACCATGTTCTTCTTGAAGATTCTCTTCATGTTCGTTTTCTAGAATGTCAACACCGTATCTAGTTGCAGTTTCTCTATAGTCGACTTCCACCCCGTTTGTTCCAAAACCTAAGTGCTCTAACAAATCCTTTTCCATCTTCAGTAATTCGTCCATACCGCCCTTCATTTCGAATTCAAACATAGGGAAAATAACCTCATGTCTACCTTCAACTGGGGTGGGTTCTTGACGATAACTGGTACTTACACAGAAATAACCAGGAGCACGATCAGGATGTTTCAGCATTTCGTATTCCAACCACATTTGACCAGTTTGAGGAAGCGGCCATACCTGATTCGAATATTGGTATGTAGCAATCGTATCAGGATCTTCGCATGCAGCTAGAATACTTAGGCGGTTTTGGGTATGGACTTCAAGGAATCCGCGTGCAGTAAAAAACTCACGCATTTTCTTGACAACAGAGTGGAAATCGGCACTGTCTATGATCGACATATCTATAGTTATGAATATTTTGTTTTTAAGTATTTTTTTTGAAAAATTCCCTCTAAATTATTTAATCCCCGAAAAACAACCAATAGTCAATACGTTGCCAAAATGTGAGTTTTTTTATAATTTCTTCTCTGTTTAAAGAGCGGTTTATTGATATATCTTTTCTTGCCTTACAACAAAACGGAAACATGATGGTATTATATGACATTTTTATATTATATCAAACTATAAGTGTAAGGGGGAACATTGGTTCCCCCTACCCCACCCCTCCCTCCTGTTAATATGGCGAGCGAAGCGAGCCACCATTGGAGTATTCTTAATATGTGATTTTCATATGACATATTATTAGGGCTCACTACCCTCCATTACGCCCATTAAAGGGGGGGGGGCAAGGGGGAACATTGGTTCCCCCTACCATTTATTCTTTTTCACTGTAATTTGACTACCAGCTTTTTTTTTCTTACCTTTATTAGGATCATATACCTCATCTTCATCATCCGACCCCATCTCTTTTGAAATATCCCAAAATTCTTTTGATCCCAACTTAAAATCAGGTCGGCTTTCGGCTTTATACCAAAATATTTGATCTTGCAATTTATTAGATTTTGCGTTATTATTAATAACCAAACATTCATAATTTTCAGTAGTCTGGTCCATAACACTACTAAATGATTCCAATGTTGGAAACATACTCGCGTAGTTCTCCCAAATACGCTTACGATTTGTTAAATATGGTTCTCTCAAAATAAATACATAATCAATGTTAGTACGCAAAGTAGGCGGAATGCCTAAAGGATACTGCATTGTAATTATTAACATAACTTTCCAATGACGCCCGTTCATAAACAATAATCGCATAAGTTTGTCTCGAGACCAACTGTTGTCGTAAAGACAATCATCTAAAATGACAAACGTTCGCGGATCTATAGTTGATCTTTTGTATTCTTCTACTTCTTTTTTCATCTGTTTCAACACTGCTTTTTGTCGTCGTAATACGTTTTCAATTAAAACACTGCTGTATTCATCGTGAATAAATAATTTAGGAACATGTGATGCGTAAAATCCATTACCAGCTTCTGTTCCAGAAATGACCGTACCTATAGGAATATCTTGGTGAAAATACAATAAATCACGTACTAAAAATGTTTTACCTGTGTCACGTCTTCCAATAAAGACAATAACGGGTCCTTTGTTTTCATTCGGACGAAATGTAATACTACGCATATCGAATTTTTTTAATTGCAATGTCATAAACTTATAATTATGAAAATGAAAAAAAAAACCCAACTGTAACATTTTACGTGTTTAGGGACATAAAGCGTTTATACAATTAAAAAACAATATACTTGATAACCATAATGGAAAGAATTACTTTAGCAAAAATGGTTAACGCTGTATCAAACGGGTGTTATTCAGACGAAAAGTACAGTCCTTGGAATGTTCATGACATTCAGTGTTATAATCCATTGTATTCTAAATTTTTTAAATTAGATACAATAAGTTGCGAGAAAACGTCACTAAGACTCAATTACTATATGAATGATCCAAACCACATAGTTTCAGTCGAATTACCAGAAGCGAAAATTCCATGTAAAATGCATATTAAATCCGCACCATTATTAGACCCAATACATTATTTAATAGGTAAATATGAAAAAGAAAAGGAAAAACTTACATTATTGCCTCAATTAAATTCCACATCTGATACCTGTATGGAAAAGATTTTGAATCAAAACAATTCTTCTTATGTTGATTTCTTTTTTAATTATTTGTCAAGTGAAACACTTCATTGTCATCGTATTTTACATGGCATTGATTTTTACGGATCATATTTGGCAGTTCAAAAGCATTTTTGTTTTAACGCATATGATGACATTGAGTATTTACAAGAATCTGATTTCTTCTTGGAAAACAACAATACATTATATGAGATGGAAGATGAAGCATTAAAAGAATCGGGAGGAAATACAGGTATAAATTCACAAAAAAAAAGACCTAAAATAAATGTTCAAGACGAAGACATTGAAATAGATGATATAATTGATTGTAACGACGAGATTCAAGACGAATATACAATAAATGAGATAGAAGTTATTTTTGAGAAAAATGAAGATGATCGTGATGACAGTAGCGACTCAGATGGTAGTTCTGTAAATTACAGTACAGATGATAACAATAAAAGCGATGATGAGGATGAGGATGAGGATGAGGATGAGGATGACGATGAGGATGACGATGATGATGAAGAGGAGGAGGATGATGATGAATTTTTACCTTTGTATATTCGTGATTTTCCTGTACAGATGATTGCACTTGAGAAATGTGATGGGTCTTTGGATGAACTCTTGGAAAATGAATCATTAAAAGACAAATCAGCAGCTAGTGCAATGATTCAAATTGTATTTACTCTCATAGCTTATCAGAAAATGTTTTCATTTACACATAACGATCTTCATACAAACAACATATTATATAAAGAAACATCACAACCGTTTTTATGGTACAAATATGGTGGAAAATTATACAAAGTACCAACGTATGGTCGTATTTTCAAAATTATTGATTTTGGAAGATCTATTTACAAGTTCAGAGGAAACATATTTTGTAGCGATAGCTTTGCACTAAAAGGGGATGCTCATGGACAATACAACACAGAGCCATACTTGAATGATGATAAACCACGCATTGAACCGAATATGAGCTTTGATTTATGTCGTTTAGGATGTTCCATGTATGATTTTTTGTTTGACAGTGAAGAACCTTTGCCAAAAAATATGACTCCGTTTCAAAAAATGATAAATTCTTGGTGTTTGGACGACAATGGAGTAAATATTTTATATAAAAAAAATGGCGAAGAACGTTATCCTAATTTTAAACTATACAAGATGATTGCCCGTTTGGTACATGATAAATTACCTGAGGATCAATTAAAAATGCCATTTTTTGCCCAATTTATGACCTCGAAAAAACCAAAAGATGTAGAAGAAATGAATATCGATACACTACCGTGTTACATAAAATAATTAATTCAATACATCGCGTATAGAATAAGGTGAAATCGCGTTTGATGGATAATAACTATTTTTATAAGTTTACTAATCGTTATTGCACCTAGTCCAAGTGATAATAGTGTTTATTATAATTTCAGGAGTACCATATCCATACAGTTTTTTCACATTGTTTTCGTTTCCATCTGCCACCTTCGAACATATATATTCTATAAGTTGCAATATCTTGTTCTTTTTGATATTTCATTTGTCGGGTTGAATCAGAATACGCGTTCGACATGATATATGTGTTTTTATATTCTGACACATCGTTCATTGAAGAATTCATTTTTTTAACGCTTTAGAAATAAAAATCTAAGCCCAATTATATAATGTCTGCACCTTCAAAGACCAAAAGAGCCCTATACCGAAAAGTAGGAAAGCGATCATTATGTCGCGGAAAACGAATTGTCAAACCTAATAGATGCAGTCGCGTAAGGAATTGCAAGATTGCCCGTGGAAAAAAGAGATCATACTGCCGCAAAAAGAAAGCCACGAGATATACCAAACGTGCACGAAGATCATAAATGAATAAATAAACATTCACAATAATATATTTTTTATTGTGAATTTAAGCGAACTCAAACGTAACCATTAATGGATAATGATCACTTTGAAATGTATTACAAGACTGTTGATAAATGTGTTCATAATTGACATCAATTATTGAATCATATAAGCGTTTTGTCATTAGCATGTGATCTAACGTTGAGAAATCTTCTTTATCTACTATACAGTTTTCATTTGCATCATACCATTCTGTATAACGTTCAGATTGTGAAACCATATTTCCGACACTATACAATGTATAATTCGCATAATCCCCAACATTCCCTTTTAATATATCAAGAACCTTGGATTTAGGAGTGTTATTGTTTACGTCTGGTATATTTTCGTCAAAATCATTTAAGTCTCCTATCATTATAACCTCATAATTCTCATTTATTGCGTCTTGTATAACTTTTTGTAATACTTGGACTTGAGATTCGCGTTTTGAACAAGCTTCTGGGTCATTCGGGTTGGATAATAAATGTGCTCCTATAAGTTTTATCGAGATACCATTGATATAAAAATCAGTGATTAAATGTTTTGCTACTCCTTCTGTACCAGTTTCGTCATAACCACAAATACTATTTTTTATGGGATATGAATAACGGTCTTCTGTGCGTACTAATTTGTACATAGGGTCTATTTTTGTAATCAATCCTACGTTTTGTCCTGTATAAGTATCATTCCCTTTAACCATATAGGAGTTATAGAGAGTAGAAGGCTTTACTTCTTCTAATTGAGTGCAACTTTGAACTTCGCACAAATGAATTGTATCTGCGTTCAGTTCATATAACACACTTTTTATTGTATTCAAATGCTCCCATTCTTCTTCGCTAGTATTCCAGTCACATATTCCTGGACAACTCGAGTATGGCTCAGTAAACAGCCATTCGACATTGAATTGTGCTAATTTCCACTGTGTCGAGTTTATACGATTGTCGTTAAATGTTTCCGGTTGAGAACAATTAAATGTTTGACCAGAAACCACAAAAAAGAAAGAAAGCAGAGAGAAGAGAAATAGCATAGTATACAATGGATATATTTAAGGTTTTGTAGAAAATGGCTTTTTAGATTCGGTTCCTTCGGCTACTTCTCGTTCATCGTAATTAATGGTATTAGCTCCAACTAAGTTTCCTTCTTCATCAATTGTTTGAGTGAGTTTATTACCGCTCTTCTTTGCCTTTTCAATATTGTCTTCAATCGCTTTACGTTTAGCAGCATATAAACGTTGATCAAATTCTTCTTTTGCTTTTTTCTCGTTCTTTAGCTTTTCATGATGAAGTTGATTAAGTTCCTCTTCTAAAAACTCAATACGTCCTGTTTTGTATGCATCCGGATCCAATGGAGTCCATACAAAGTTGCGACCAACGAAAATATCATGATTGGGATCACGATCACGAAGTTCTTTAGCATACTTTTCAGCTTCGTCGGGAGTTCCAAAATTACCTCTATTAATAAAACCTCTAACTGATGTTTGAAATTTATTATCACGATTATATTCTTCAGCAAATCTTTCTTCGTTTTTGTCCATAAAATGTTTGAAGTCACCTTCAACATCTTGTCTCTTTAGAACATTTTCTTCTTCTTTGCAAAATTCAACAAGATCATTTGTTACGTTTTCTGCATTCAAATTATACTTGTAAGACAAGAATTGCATAAAATCAGAGAATATGCTAAGTGATTTTGAATACTGCCATTGTTTTACAAACTTATCGAACATAAAAATGTTTCGATTATTGATGATTTTTTCAGGAGATACAAATGAATAACATCCATATTGTTGACTGGCAATTACTGGATCTTCATTTAGCAAATCTACGTATCTAGGATTTAACTTTTTTCCGTCATTGGTCATTTTTTTTTCAAAAGTACGAGTTGACATCTTTAGGCGATTTATATATTTAGTATAGTAAACCGATTTAAGTTGTTTTAGATTGTTTAAATATTTTTTGTTTTTCTATAATATACGATGATGAACGATATTGACATTAGTGAATTCCTTAAGCGTGCAATTAAGTACATTGTAGAGGGTATCATGGTTGCTATTGCTGCATTTGCAATCCCTAAGCAACAATTGAAAATTGAAGAAGTAGTGATTATTGCTCTATCTGCTGCTGCAACATTCGCTGTATTGGATGTATTTGTACCAAGTATGGCAAGCAGTGCTCGTGGTGGTGCCGGATTCGGTATTGGAGCCAACCTTGTCCACTTCCCTCGTGGATTTTAAACAGGTAAACCCGTATCCCCCCCTCCTTCCTTTATAGGGAGGTACTACCTGCTATAATATACCATTTTAATGATATATTATGTTATTATAAAAATGATTTAAACTGTAAATCGGGCGAGCTTCGCTCGCCACCCACATTAATCAAAAATCCACTATTATATGGTTTTGTCCAAATATTCGAGATTTTTTAAAAAATTGAAAAATGCGTCCCAAATAACATTACATAAATAATATATGTCTAAGAGTCTGACAAATGAACGAAATTATGTATAATCTACATGACACGAAACATCCTTGGAGTTTAAATAAATTCAAGCAAGATCGTCCAGAACAATATAATTTTGTTGCTGATCAAATTTATAAAGATGACATTAAATTTAAAGTCGTACGTGCCCCAGTGAAATCAGGAAAAAGATCTTTCCCTGAGATTGCATCATTGGTTCGAAATGAGGCGAAGCATATATTTACTACCGCTCTAAACAGGACTGCGAATTCCGAACAATTTACAGAGCTTGAAAAGTATGGATTAGAAGTAATGACAGTTTATAATAAAGTTACTGCAGATTGTTTTGTAGAACGAGTTAACGAATTAAGTAAAAATAATAAAGAAATTCATATACATTTAGATGAGCTAGACTATGGATGTCGTTTCAATCAGCTTCTTGCTGGAGTGTATATTAAGGTACGACCGTTGGAAAATGTGAACTTTATTCTATATTCAGCTACAGTTGATGTTGTGAAACAAGAATTCCTAGACAAGAATGTAGAGAAATTTAAAGAACTCGAATTTACGCCCCATTCTAAATATTTTGGAATCAAAAAATACTTAGATCAAGGATTAATGAAACAAGCGACTCCTTTCTTAGATTACGACAAAGATAAAAAGATTTCATTGTCAGCCCAAGGAAAGGAATGTCTAGCCAGACTTTTAAACGATGCGTATGACAAAAATAAAGAACAGCATATGGGTGTATTAAGACTTGCTGGAAAGAATGAAGGAAAAAGTGAATTTAAGATTCTTAAAGAGAATGAAAATATGATCCACACATATGTGGCAGAACATATAAACAATCATGTACATGATGAAAAAACGAAACGTTTAAAAAATGGCATTCACATTATTTACGGATCGTCCGATTCAAAAGACAAAACCATTGACTGGGAAAACGAAAAATATTGGACAAGTTTTAACCATAATATCCCATTTCTTATAGTTATTTGTCAAACCGCTGGACGGTCGACCCAATGGACTAACCATGAATATCTATCTTGGTATCATACTTGTCGATCAGATACGACTACAGTTGGTACACAAATTCAGGACCAAGAAAGAGTTGTATATTATACAACTCTACTAAACAAGAATCTTATAAATATTACTATTTACGGAGATGTACCATGTGCTCGATATAGCTCAGGAGATTTTACATTTGAAGAACTGACAAAGCTCACTGACCGAAATCTTTCAGGACAGCTAAATCATAAATGTATCCGCACTGTCAAAGTTGAGATGAAACCTTACGAGGTATACGATAAATGGGAATACATCCCATCAGATATTCGAGGAAAGAGAAAGGAAAAAAATTACATTAATCATACTCTTAAACTACAACAATATATGTGTTATGATAAAACTAAAAATGGTAAGAAATTAAGGCACCTCGTAGAGGTTCCTGAATGGCACAAATATGAAACCAAAGGTCTTAATGGTAAATACATATGTCCTATACGAAACTATCATGGAAAATTTATACAGAATTGCTGTAATGTCGAGAATGGAATTAAATCAAAATTAGGAATAACAAATAAGCTTATATGGACACGTTCAGATCTAGAAAAAGAACAAGCCATTGGTATTGGAAGAACAAATCCTGTCAGAATTTCTGTATTTTACGAAGACTACGAAACTGACCCGGAAAAATACAAATTCATGGTTCGCATGCTCGATAAAGTAGTTCCAGTAAAAAAAAGGAATGACAGCATGTATAACACAAAAAATACTCTTTGAAATAATCACACGGTCGGGAAATACTCCCAATCCAAATAATCACATACTTTTTTCCATATCATGTCTTGTTCCAATTGTTTGATACGATCTTTCATCATTGGAATAAACGGCAAGTACTGATGTTGGTCCAATAAAACGCACAACTGACAGAGGATATATGTATAGTTGAAAAAATTAGTACGTGTAATCGGACAGAAAATCGCCCATGGTTGTTGAATTTCAATAAACAATACACATAATGTCTCAATAAGCTCTTCGTCCATAACGGGTGGCTTGATTCCCAATATCGAATTGATATATTGAATATGCTCAAAGTATTTGTTATATCCCAATATACTTAAAATATTTCGCATCTCCGTATAGTTTAATTCTTCCACTTTCTTTCGTTCTTTTTTGATTCGTTGTCTTACGGCATCCAATACCTCGTCTGGAATCTTCGTCGTTTCCTTCGCTTGAAACTGAGACAATATCTCTTTAAAGTGATTCAATCGTATGTATGCGGTATAGGATACTTCATTCGGCATTTCTTTATTTAGTGGCTTATGATTGTCAACAATATGCACTACGAATTTACCACATTTTACATTATTGCATATAAGAACTCCTTCTTCTTCAAGAGGAACTAATTCTCCTTTATTGCAAAATAGACACTGTTCTGAATCCATAACATATTCTTGTATATGCATCGTTTCGTTAACACCCACATTTTTCCAATAGTTTTGATAAATACGTTTCGACAGATTGTATTTATCACTATTCAAATCGCTGCTCTCTTCTGTATTACCTTTGATCTTAAAAAAATTGTTTATTGACGTCTTATTAATCACATTTTCACCCGCATTGATTTTTTGTTTTTCTTCGTAATAATGAAATATATATTTCGAATTATTCAACAAATACGTTTGCTTGCTTTCTTGTAATTTTTTCATTTCTTGCTTTTTCATTTTGATTGAATCAATCAAATCGTAATATTTCTCATTTTTGCGTTGCTTTGTATTTTTGGCTATTTCCATCAGTTCAATAATTTCGTGTTGAAGGTTGGGTATCGACTCATTCTCAATAACATAGTACATTTGCATAATATCATTGTGTTTTTCATCTATAGTTTGTAATTGCGTTTTTTTCTTATCCATTATACAAAACTTTGTTCTATTGTTTAAATTGATTTGTGTGTTCACAACAAATAAATCATTGTTTTTGTGATTTTATAACATTTTGAAATTATTACGATATCATCTAATGTAGTAATAATAATATTTGTTTTTATTTGTTTTTATTTATTTATTAGTACATATGTAGTGCTTATCTTTTTCGTGCGAAAAATTAAAATGTTTAGGCATTTTATATTAAGAAATGGCAGGAGCTCTTATGCAAATCGTCGCTTATGGTGCCCAGGATCTTTTCCTGACAGGTACCCCTGAAATTACCTACTGGAAGGTGTCTTACAGACGCCACACAAACTTCGCAATGGAGAGTATTGAACAGACATTCCAAGGACAAGCCGATTTCGGTCGACGTGTAAGTGCTGTGCTTTCCAGAAACGGTGATCTTGCTTACCGCACTTACTTGCAGGTCACACTTCCTGAGATCAACCAAGAAATGTCAAGTGATCCAGTCTATGCCCGTTGGTTGGACTACATTGGTGAGCAAATGATTGCCCAAGTTGAGGTTGAGATTGGAGGACAACGCATTGACCGCCAATACGGTGACTGGATGCATATCTGGAACCAACTCACCATGAGCTCTGAACAACAAAAGGGATACTGGAAGATGATTGGTCACACCACACAGTTGACCTACATCACAGACCCTAAGTTTGCCCCCGTTGCTGGACCTTGTGCTGGATCCGGAGGACCTGCTCAGGTATGTGCTCCTCGTAATGCTCTTCCTGAGACAACACTTTACGTTCCTCTTCAGTTCTGGTTCACAAAGAACCCTGGACTTGCTCTTCCTTTGATCGCTCTTCAATACCACGAAGTCAAGATCAACTTGGATATCCGTCCTATTGGCGAATGTCTATGGGCAGTTAAGGATCTTACCGGAACTGGATCCGTTTCTGTTACCCAGGCTTACCAACAATCCCTTGTTGCTGCTTCTCTTTACATCGACTATATCTTCCTTGATACCGATGAGAGACGTAAGATGGCACAGAACCCTCATGAGTACTTGATTGAGCAACTCCAATTCACAGGAGATGAATCTGTTGGATCTTCTTCCAACAAGATCAAGCTCAACTTCAACCACCCATGCAAGGAGCTCATCTGGGTTGTTCAACCCGATGCCAACGTTGACTACTGTGCATCTCTTGAAGGAGGACAAACCCTTTTCAAGACTCTTGGTGCTCAGCCATTCAACTACACAGATGCCATTGATGCTCTTCCTAACGCTGTTCATGCGTTCGGATCACCTGACTCTGTTGGTGCTTCTGATGCTTTCATCACATCCAGTGGTCTTTTCGAACAACCCGGAGCCACAGATGTCGTAGAACAAGATACTGGTACATGGGGAGGTCCGTTTTCTGGTGAAGCCGGTACTGCTGCTGGTGTTTCTGATGCTGGAACATTCGTTCTTGCTGAGACCGCTCTTGATATGCATTGCTGGGGAGAGAACCCTGTTGTCACCGCCAAGTTGCAGCTTAACGGACAAGACCGATTCTCCGAGCGTGAAGGATCCTACTTCGACGTTGTCCAGCCATACCAGCACCACACACGTGCCCCCGATACTGGTATCAACCTTTACTCCTTCGCCCTTCGCCCAGAAGAGCACCAACCCTCTGGATCATGCAACTTCTCCAGAATCGACAACGCTGTTCTTCAGCTTGTTCTTTCTTCTGGAACTGTTGCTGGTACAAGCACTGCCAAGGTCCGTGTTTACGCCCTTTCTTACAATGTACTAAGAGTTATGTCAGGTATGGCAGGAATTGCGTACTCAAATATCGAGAGCGTTGTTGTTTCCGATATGGAAGATATGGTATGGGCATAAATTTGTTACCCAAAATATTATTTAAACTAATTATTATTCATAATGTATAATAATTATGATTTATTTTCATCCAGAAGTGCATTGTGCAGAGTCAATCGCAAAAAAAGAGTCATTGAAAATGAAAGCAATAAATGGAGAGATTGTATTACTACTAGAATGTAAACAATATAACGACCAAACAAATGAACATATTAATGGCTTTGAAAATATGAATAATTATCCAAAATCAATATTGTGTTCCGCTTATCAAATGTCTGAGGTTCCTTATCCTACACTAAAAGAAGGCGGTACACATTCAATCGCAGTGTTAATGTTTTTCCTTTTATCTGTATTGTGGCATCCTAAAATGAAACAATATGCTGAGAAATGGCAAAACGAAACATGGTTTTGCGATTATAGTCATTTTTTAGAAGATATTGAATTTGATTTAAACGACCGTGAAAATAGCAGCCAAAACATGAAAACGCATATTCGCAAAAGAGCTGCAGTCAGAGGAGGACTTCCTGCTCAAGTCCCTTACAGTTTTATACACGATTGTTGTAAATATATGATATTGTTATTGCATCCAGATTCAGATTTAAATGACACAATTATAAACTATACACTTATACAACGAGAGAAACATATGTCCGAAAATATACTGCATGCCGCATCCCGTTTTACAAAAGACATTCATGTATGTATTGGGGCAGGTCATTTAATGCCTTTTTTAGATGTTATAGAAATACGAACCTTAAAATTAAATCCCTTTTTTGAACAATATCATAAAACTATAAAAGAAAAACGTCTTTTACATCATATTTCACATTTTCTCATTGATTTCAAAATCCAATTATTGTAGGTTTTTAGTAATTGACTTTTATAGCTTTCTAATGAATAATGGTTTTTCATAATATTACAATTTCCACAACACGCACGCGTATTGGGTACAGTGTATCCCAATTTACTATTCACTCTGTCAATCCCATTACAATGTTCATGTCTCGCTTCGCTCGCCTCCTAATAAGAACATTTAATATGTGATTACAATAATTACATATTATTAGGACTTGCTTCACTCACCCACCATTTCACACTTTCCCATTTCACACTTTCCCATTTCAATCTCTCCTATCTATCTATCTCACATCCCCAAAAAAGGAGGGGGTATGAGGGAACCTTGGTTCCCCCTATTTTTTTGCACAAAAGACATGCCAAATTTTTTATCTTCTTTCCTTGGGCTTAACATTGACTGACTTAACATAGTCGGTATATCTTTTACGGTAGAGTATACACTTTCCATACTAACATCAATTTCATCTTTTTTTGTCTCATCTACATCTTCATCTTTTTTTGTCTCATCTACATCTTCATCTCTTTTACCCCATAAGTTTGCCATTTTTTCCGTTAACCATCCAGAACTCTCTTCCACCTTTTCAACTACTTCATCCGTAATAGGCTCAACTATTTCTTTAACATCTTGACCAGCTTTTTTTGCAGATTCTATAAGTTGAATATTTTTTTGTTTAAATCTTCTTAAAACCGGTCTAAATAAGATATTCCAATGATCAACTACAAATGATTCCATATCTTCTACTTGCTCACAAATACTGTCTTTATAATATGTCAAATTACCTTTGAATTTGTCTATAAGTTCATGCCCTTCAATTATTTTTTTATAGGAGGCAAATGTATCTTGTAAAAATTTCGTACCATCCATTTTGCGTTCCTCTCGTTCCATTGTCAAAACATTCTTTATTTGATCACTTAGAGCTTGGCAATCTTTTGAAAACGATAAATCGGCTTCCATTTTCTTTTGGGAACTCAGAAACCAGTCATAAGATAAATAACCAGCTATTGTTGCTGATGCTGTACTACATCCTATTACAACATATCTTTCAGATATATAATTATCAAGAGCTACAACTGCTACTGCATTAAATGCACTCAATATTGCTAAAGGTAATTGTAGATAATGAATTCGTTTTTGTAACGCATTATATTTTTCCAATGATATTTCACTTAACTTTAACGCGTTTTGTCGCATTATATCTAAGGGTTTTTCCATCGTGTCTGTCCATTCGTAAACCATCCTTCGTTTCTATAGTTTGTTTACAGAAAATAAACAATTTTCATTTTTAAAAAAAACTCTCGTAATACTTTATAATGGACAACCTTGAATCATCAAACTGTAATGAATTGAGACACGAATTAAATCGGTGCCTAAATAACAACATACTCTCTGTTAAGTTATTTGCAAAATTTAAGAAAGAATGCATTCAGAAAAATACAGCTAAAAATGATTCAAGGAAATATTGTTCAACTTTATTCAGTAATAATGATAAGTTCTCAAATATAAAGGTTAAATAAGGCAGTTTTGTATTATTATATGCTTCTTGAAAAAGTCGCCTAAAGCATACGAAAACTCTATTTTGTCATAAAATAGATTTTATGACAAAAGATATTTAAAGATAAAAAGGAACGCATTACAAATGCACACTCAACATGAATGGTTATTAAATACATTAATGGATTTTTATAAAGACCCAGCTAATTTGGAAGTACTTAAACAAATGGTCAATCGTGAATATATCGTATGTGACAATAAAAAATTATCAATTCGTATGGTTAATTGGTTTGTCACGAATTACGCAAAACAACACTTTACTGTATATGACGTCCCTTCTTCTAAACAAGGTAACTCTGCTCGTCGGTTCTTTGTATGGACCAATTATAAGTCTACTGAAGACAGTTATTCAAAACAAATGTTTGATCCTTATTGTCGCAAAGAGAGAATTCTTATTCCTTATAAGCAAGAACAAAGCATTGAGACTACTGTTGGTCAATTGAATTTTTTTAAATGGGCAATTATGAATAAAGTATTAGACTATATTGTAAGTCATTTCGATGCTATTGAAAATGACATGTCATCACGGTTAAACACCGCTAAAAAAAGACCTGAAGATTGTGGTCCTGGTAAAACGCGGAAAAAGCGTGAAGAATTGTCCATTAACGCCTGTCGAAGTATTCGTAAAGAATTTTTTTCTACAGAACTGAAATTAGTATAATTTTTGAATAAGATACTATATAAATATAAATAGTATCTTATTGTTCGCCATAATGGAAAATAAATATGTATATGCAAATATTAGATTACCTATTGAACTGTCTGATGATGGATCTTTTGAAGAAATATTCAGTGATCGTATGACAATCGATTTCGAGTTGTGTGAAAAACTTCCAGATATTTGTGATTACGATAAACAAAAACTAATCGGTAAACTATTTTCTCTACATTCTGAATCACCAAATGGAACAGTATTACCTATAGAAGAAATATTTAAGATTACCAAACATGATTTAAAGCAAAAAACGCCACGCAAACGGCAAAACATTTCATTCAAAAAGAGAGAAAACAAAGGACAATATACTAGACGAGTTTACTAGGAAGAATAATTGGTTCCCCCTTACTCCCTTCCTTTTTATGGGTGGCGAGCGAAGCGAGCCACTTTGAATGTTTTTAATATGTCATTTTAGGATTACATATTATTAGGGGGGAACCTTGGTTCCCCCTTACCCCCCCCCTCCTTTAGAGAGGCGAGCGAAGCGAGCCACTTTGAATGTTTTTAATATGTCATTTTAGAATTACATATTATTAAGGCTCGCTTCGCTCACCACCACTATCACAACAACCACTATCACAACAACCACTATCACAACAACCACTATCACAACAACCACTATCACAACAACCACTATCACAACAACCACTATCACAACAACCACTATCACTCCAAAGGAGGGGGTAAGGGGGAACCTTGGTTCCCCCTAGTTAAGGTACATTGGTCGTTGGTCCGTTTGTATACCCAATTGTCTTGGCATTATCATTGGTATCTTTTTCATCACATTGAGGCTTTTGATATCATACATTTCTGCCGTAAATTCACTTTGAGCATTCTCTAAATTAGTGGATCCTATACCAAACAGTCTCGATTCTACGTCACAATCATTTTTTGCTAAATTTCTTCCAGCAACACGTCCTTGCAATAATCCATTTCCCGGAATGTTTGTCTGCATCGCTTGACCCTGAGATCCATACAAATACATTAATTCGTTATGTCTTTTCTCATATGCCTTTTTTTCTTCTGCATAATTTCCTGGTGTATTTTTGTTTCGTGTCGATGCCATCTCTATAGATTGAAATAACTTTTTAATTTTTCATACTCACTACACATTAACAACGACGACACACCACCTACGTAGAAATACCATACACATGTATAATACAATTTAAATGTATCATATGAACACACGATTGCATGTCCTATTTGTGGATCTGTAGAAAACATTCGTCCCGCTGCATGTAAGTACAATTCTTGAAAGTGTCCTTCTTTACTTGTGTCTCGATAAATTTCATCCATCGTTTCTGTGACACGTTTGCTATCAAACATTAGTTCATCTTGGGTTTGTTTGTCTAATTCAGAAAACTTTTTAATTTTGCCGTCATATGTAAAATTTTCATTCGGGTCAAAACGAAATATACGACGTATTTGATTTCTATATTCATTGTCGTCTCCATATTCGATACATGAGGGTAGTGAAATAATGTACTCTCGTAATGATGTCATATCTATATTACTTATTGTATATAGATATAATTTTATCGGCGTCTAGAACGTCTCGACTTCTTTGACTTCTTTGCCTTCTTTGACTTTCTCTTCGACTTTATTGACTTACGTCTTGATGATCGTCTGCGTCTGCGTTTGCCGCCATTTAGAAGTCCGGCTTGTGCGGCAACTCCTACATTGACACCGCCCATTTGTTTTTCAATACCTCCGCTTTTGATTCCTAAAAGACTGTCTACCATAATATACAATAGAATTACATATTATTTTGGAACGCATCGTTTAATATCCGTTTTCCATGGGCTTTGATTTTTGGCTAAAGTAATTTTCTTGCATATCTCGGGTAGACCGACCACCTCGCGACCATCCGTCTAAAGCAAATTCTTCCACGGTATGTCCGGCTTTTGCCTTTTTTGCAGCATCCATAGGATACTGATCAATAGGGTTGAAGTTTTTTTCCATGACAGTTGATACACTCTTTTTACCTCTTACTGTCTCACCTTGGAATAATTGAGACTCTAAAGTTGGATCCACCGATCCTCTTCCTAAATAAGGAATGGTAAGAAATGGTCGTTCGTGCAATTGCAACTTTTCATGGGGTCGTTGTGGATCACTTTTCCACAATAAATTAGACTCATGATCTACGGACATTCCTCCTAAACCTAGACCGCCATTTGTTCCCGATACCATCATGCCTGGATATTGCATCGCAAAATCCACATATGCACTCGATGATTTGTCTTCCGAATAATGACTTAATACACTGTTTAAATAACGTGTATTCTGTATTGTACGTTGTGTTTTGTCTACTTCGTCGTTGCCTAAACGACCAGATTGATTAAATGTATAATCTGTAGTGTACTCAAACATAGTATATATAGCAGGCAAGATTTTAGTAGGGGGGAACCAAGTTTCCCCCTTACCCCCTCCTTTTACGAGGTTGGTGATAGCGGCGAGCGAAGCGAGCCATAATAATATGTCATTATTGAATCACATATTAAGATTTATAAAGGAGGCTCGCTTCGCTCGCCGCTATCATCAACCTCCTAAAAGGAGGGGGTAAGAGGGAAACTTGGTTCCCCCTCCCTAACCTTTCGCCAATTGTCGTGCACACGCAAATGGATTGCCTTCCTTACAAGACACCATACTTCCATAACAAAAGTCTGCAAATGAACCTTGATCATTCGGTATTGTCGTTCCTGGATTACTATAAAATGGTCTCATTGACTGTTCAAATGCTAAATTGTCTTCCAAACTTCTAAATAGTTTTTCGCTGATCTTTGGTTGTTCTGGATTCACATCGTCAATCATTTGTTTCGCACGTATCATGATTTCTCGTTGTGTTGTTGGATTATATGCTGCCGGAGCTGGCTTCTTTTTCTCCGCACTGTCATAATCTGTCATTAATACATTTTGAAGTGGATTCTCTTTCGTCGTTTCTGCAAATATATCTGTAGGTAGCATCTTATTTTTCAAATAATCATTTGCTACATCTGATTCAAATCCTTCCTTAAACCTTACTTTCTTTTTTGGTTTGTCTTGTGTATAATGTAGAAGCCATATCGCCGCGAAAGTCAAAATACCTATTATAAATGCACGTAATGATCGGAACATAAAATAGAAGATTAATGTCAGTAAAATCACTAAACGAGAGACTGCGTTTAGTTTTTGGTTATATGACATTTCTCCCGATGGAAATAATTCTAAAATCGTGTCTGAGTTGAATAATGCATTGGGATTTTCTCCCCAAAATTGCACCTTCTTTGTTTCTTTTTTATCATCTGACATAATTTATACTATAGGAGTATAAATTACTGCAGTATTATGTCTCCTTTACAAAGATTGTTTGTTTGGTAAATCTGTATTTCTCAAAATACATTGTTCGGCGTTTGATGTTACAATACAAACAACTGATTTCGACATTTTCTTTAATGTGTCCATAATTATTATCTACTCTTTCTAAAGTCCACTGTTTCGGATCCCGTACGGTTTTATACAATAAGTTCACCGGTTCTTTGCAATAAAAACATTGTAATTGAGAGTCTACTAACAATCTCACTACGAAAGACGTGTCCACTAAGTTCATGGTGTTTAATTTTCCTTTCAATATGTCTTGGTGTTTATATCCATTGATCTTTTGTTTGATTTGACTATAAATAAAAAACTGCTTTTTGTTTTTTGGGTCGAATTGTTGCAATAATAAAGTCATTTGAGTGTCAGTTGATAAGTCCTCGTCTTTGATTTCATTCATCCATGTTTTTGAATGGGTAATTACACGGTCCTTTTTTTCTTTCTCCTTTTTCTCTCCTTTTGCTTTTTTTGTAGTTGTTGGCAAAAAAATCGTTTTTACATCTTCCGCTTCTCGTATACATTCTTCGTCTGTACTCATTTATAATACCTCGATATCAATTATTTTATTGTTGATCTTGTTTTTACGTCAACATGACAATGTGCTTTTGTATTTATCAATTACAGGTGTAATAGCTTCCCATATTTCATTTCGTGCTTGGTTTTCAATCTTTGATTTCACTATATGACATTCATAGCACAATGCTTGTAAATTACATTTTTCATGTGTTCCCCCAAATTGAAGAGCTCTCTTATGGTCTATTTGGCAATGTTCTGACATGATACCATTACATTCATTACACCTATTACTTTGTGTTTGCACTATTTCTTCGCGTAATTTTACACTTACTTTTTGTCTATTACTCTGCACAAATAAAGCAGGTATATTATTTTTTTTAATAATAACTAATTGTTTTTGAAAGTCATCCTTTAGTTTTGTCATTTCTTCTTCATAGTATTTACGCTGTTCTTCTAATTTTAACTCGACAACTGATAATATTTTATTTTCTAATGGTACATCTGTGAAAATGGTTTCGATTTCTTCAGGTTGCTTATACTTACATGATTTCTTATGTCTGTAATAACTAGGTTGATGGGCATAGAATTTTCCACATAAACATGTATAGACCTTTTTTGTGTTAGACACCATGTTTTTATGACGGTTAGTAACATTGTGACGGGATAGATTCTGTTTACAAGTAAATTCAATATCACAAACATTGCATTTGTAAGACATTTATATATAGCATTTAAATTATTATTTATACCGATTTTTGCATAAATGATAGTAAATATTATTTCAAAAAGGGTACCCCCTATATCCAAAAATTCGATGTCAATATTCAAAATGAAATATTTTAAAATAGAATTCTATAAAAAAAAATCTCCCCCCCCCCTCTAAATTAGAACAGCATTTATTGTTGTAAAATGTGCTGTTTGTTTATAAACTTATATCGTGCATATTCATATTGATCGATAACTAAAAAATATTACGGGTCAGTAACAAACAGCACATTTTCCTCGATTTTTTAGCACATTTTCCTCGATTTGATTATTTGAACAACAGCACAAAATCTTCATTTAGAAGAAAATATGCTGTTTTGTGACAGGATTTCCTCTTTTATATACATAAATTATTTTGTGAATATACTTATATATACAAAATACCGTAGTAAAAATATGGAAAATAAATTCTATTGTAGTGATTGCAAATGTTCATTTGTTCGCAAATATCTTTTAACACAACACATGAAGTCTAAAAAACATTTAAAACGAATAGAAAATTCGAATGAGCTGTTTTCTTGCCAATGTGGGAAATCATATACGCACAAAAATAGTTTGGAATTTCATAAAAAAACATGTACCTATAAAAACAGTGTAGTGGAAAGAGAAATGGAAATGATGCGTGAAAGAATCGATCATTTTGAGAAAGAAAGAGAGGAAATGAAGGCTCAAATATCTCAATTATTGGATCAACAAGCGACAAGTAGAGGGAATACGACAACCACTACAAACTCAAACAATACAACAATAGACACGCAAAACAATATTACCATTCAAATCAATTCATTTGGGCAGGAGAATACTGAATATATAGACGACAAAGCGATTTTACAATGTATTGATCGTGTATATAAGTCAATTCCCGCTTTACTGCAAAAGATCCATTTTGATCCGCAACATCCAGAGAACCATAATATTAAAATCACTAATAAGAAACTCCCATATGCATCTGTTATGGGAGATAACCAAAAATGGAAAACAATGGACCGTAAAGATGCAATAGACAAAATGGTCAATAATGGTTATTACATGCTAGATGAGAAATACGAAACCAATAAAGATCAGTTTGATTCACGAAAACAACAAAATTTTGAAGGTTTTAAAGACAAGTTCGAAACAGATGAAAAAAATACCATGAAAATGGTAAAAGGGGATGTCGAAATGATGGTCATTAATGGTGGCGAAATATAACGATTTCAGTCGTTTAATGATGTAGTGTCATTATTATGCTTAAATTGAAACTATCAACGACATTCGGAACTCTTTTACACCTTTGAACATTTAAAACGCCGACCTAATCCAGATATTAGATCCCATAACAAAAGTTGCTCGATAATGATTCCAACTATAAGGAAATATTATAGCTGGAACATTTCCCAAATAATAAGCAAAATCATTATGTGATGAAATAAAATTTTCAACATTGAGACAATGGTCTCTGATTTCTTTATTGAAAAAGAAGTCATCTTCCAATATCAAAATGTTTTTGAAACCCTTCTCTTTGGCGTCTTTAAAAATACGTAAATTTGCGTCTACAATATCGTAGCGTGTTTCGTTTCCAGGTAATCGTTTCTTACATTTTTTGTAACCTTTATTATACAAAATAAAAGTATTCTTGCTCGGATAAAACTCTCTCAATTCTTTTTTGATAGAGTCAATACGTCCATTGTTCTCTAAATGAAGCACATATGTAGCATCTATAGAATTAATTAAAGGTTCTTTTCCTTGTACAATTTCAAACCGGTAATAGTCCATTCTACATTATAGTTAGAAGTTCTTGGTAAAAAAGATAATAAAACGTATTCTTTAAATATATTTATAATGATAGATACAACAGATGAAATCAACATAGATCAGTTGTTGGATCAAGAAAATACTCACAACAAAACAGAAGCATGGAACAAATTAAACAAAACAATCAAGATACAAAAACTACATGCGTTTTCAGAGAGATATGGGAAGGAAAACAAATATACGACACATGATATTAAACAACTGAAGCGGTTTTTTTCTGACGCATTAGATAAGAAGAAATTGCAAAAGACAAAAGAAGTAATATATGATAAACATACGCATGATGTGACGGATGTTCCGGGATTGTTTTATAACGGTACAAATCGTAGTTTTACTATACGAGCCGATACTAAGCGTATTTCAACTCTAAAGGGTTTAACTCCTAAGCGAACAACCGGAAAATTGAAACCACCCGTCAATGAAAAGGATATAAACACTAAAGAAGAAAATACAGAAGATGTGTCTATCGCAAGTGACAAATGAAGAAATGACGGACATTGAGAATGAATGCCGCGAACTAATACAATACTGCGTAGAAGGCAATGTACTTCAAATGTCCAATCTAAACTTTTTCGAAAGCTTAGTTGAAAACATACACGAGTTTATATTTGAAACCGGAACATTACAAGGATGGTGTGAAGATGAAGATGAAGGTGAAGACGAAGATGAAATATTTCATATGGTTTATGGAATATGTGAAGAGGCATTGTATTGTATGAAAATTCCGTTTCGTCAGAATCCAATGTTTATAATACATGATACGTCGATTTCGGATATAGAAGCAAAACTGACACGGTTAAAAACATTTCCGAATCATCCCCAGAGGACTACCGCCTGGTATGCACAGAGACATAATTTGTTTAGTGCTAGTAATCTATGGAAACTTTTTGGTACACAATCACAATACAATAGTTTGATCTATGAAAAATGCAACAATGTCAAAAAGGTAGAGTTTGAAGGAGATGTACTGACTCCAAATGCCAGAAACTGGGGAGTAAAATATGAACCAGTTAGTGTTATGGTATATGAACATAAGTATGATACTATAGTAAATTCTAATTACGGTTGTATCCCACACTCGTCGTTGCCTATTGGTGCATCACCTGATGGAATTAATGAAAAACCACAACATCCGAAATATGGGCGAATGTTGGAAATTAAGAATATCTACAATCGCGAGATGAATGGGATTCCTTCGAAAGAATATTGGACGCAAATGCAAATACAAATGGAAACATGTCGCTTAGAACAGTGTGATTTTCTAGAGACACGTTTCAAAGAATATACAAGAGAAGAGTTTGTAGAAGACTCGGAACATGAATATAAAAGTGCAATCATGTTCTTTATTCCAAAAGATGGGTGCGAAGAAGTACAGTCTACATTTATATATGTACCTTTGTGTTTGGAGGAGGATATCGAGTCATGGATGGCGTCCAAGAAAGAGGAAATGCCATCTCATGTCTTATATGTTACTTGTTATTGGTATCTAGATGAATTGTGTTGCAGTTTAGTAGAACGTAATGAATATTGGTTTCAAGCAACAACTGAAATACTTAAGGATGGATGGGAAACCGTTTTAAAAGAGAGAAATGACGGTTTTGCACATCGAGCACCACAATCTAAGAAGAAGACAAAAGTAGAAGATTTGACAGTATGTACATCAAGTATAGCGAATATGGTAAATTTGGTGAAACTAGATGAAAATGGAAGGCAATTAGAATTAGATATTTAATACATTTGAAAAAAGATTATAATAAGTCATAATCTTTTTTTATGTACATAAATGGTTTTACATATATTGCGTTGAAGCAATTGAACTCTTTGATTCAAATCCTTCCATCATAATACCCAATTTATCAGCTGCAAAGGTGCCTGCATTTGCGAATACTTTTGTGATAATTGATTGCATATTTGTCTTGTCTTCTGAGGTAAGACCCAAACGTTGAGACATTGCATTTACAGTGTTCGCGGGTATCGGATTAGTTGGAACAGGTTTTGTTGCATATTCTGTACTGTCAATTGAAGTAGGGTCTGAAACATCAATGTCTTGTGTTTGAGGAGGTTCAGGAATAGACTCAATTGGTGGAGAATTAATGTCCATAGCTTCATCTTGAACTTGACTTTCACTCTCAAAACCTTCTCTTGGACCAAATCTTTCATTTATTTTAAACGACATAAATAACGATACAAACAAAATTCCTAAAAGTAACAATAATACTCGGAGCGACAAACCTTTCATGTATATAATTATTCTTTATATTTTATTACATGTTTTTGAGAAATATCATCCATATTGATAAAAATAGATTTTATACCAGAATCTAATTGGTTATATAGTGCATAGCTAAAAGTAGAACCTTGCCAATTTTCAGTATTACAATTACCAATAAAAATACCATTGCAAAATCTACCAAATAGAAAATCGATAATAGCATTCATTTCACGACCAATAGGTTCATTCTCACGACAAAACACATTGTAACCTTCTTCCTTTAATTGTTCAATTACTGGGTTGTTTTCTACAAAAGATGTCATAATTACAGTATGGTCGTGTTTGTCAATGTATTGACCCACTGATTCCAGTACATGTGTTTCATATTTCTCTCGATAATCATTTTCTGACATATTGTTTAGTTTGGACCAATGAGTTATTGCATCGTCCTCATTTCTCAAATGTATTAAATTAATACGATTAAATTCACCGAGACTATGGTAAAAAGCAGTAACCTTGTCATAATAATACTTGTCAAAATGGAATTTGTTCAAGAAAGAATCAAAAATCATAGTCAACTCTCGAGAATCGTCGCGATTAATTCGAGTTAACCATGGTTCATTGGGACCATGTACATAACTGCAAGGTTTAAAATCATAATTACTGTGTTTTATCTCAATTGGATTCAAGTGTATTAAATTGCGTTCATGAAACAATCTCTGTAATAATACACCATTGAGACTATAATAAACATAAATTTGTTTGCATTTCATTGGACATGGGTCTTTTTCAACATAGTCATTCAATGATGTTCCTCTTGGAATGTGTAAATGATTAGACTTCCAAAAATGTGTTTTTATTTTCTCAGTTATATCTTCTACCTGAATGTGTCTTAAACCATATTCTACTCTTTCTATTTTCATAGTAACATCGTTTTTGTAGATCAATGTAATGTCGTATGGTTTTAATATAACATTGCATTTATCAATGTCTAAAACGTAACAGGACGGTTTTACTTCCAATGTATTGATATCTGCGATAAAATCATCTAAAATAACTACTTTGTTTCCTCTTTGCACAACTGCCATTGTTAATACATTTGCAATATTGTACAATTGGTTACATAATCCAGTCAGAGGGAATCCAACTTTACAAAAGAATACGTTATCATCGAATCCATGCTTTACATCCATTTGATAATTTTCAATAGGATACGGTTGTTCGTACATATTTTCAATATAGTGAACATTGAAAAAGAGAGGTTCTTTTTGTAACAACCAAAATTCTGGATCGTACTTGTCTTTTAAATAATCAATCGGTAACTTAGAAATGTAACGAGCATTTGCCCACCAATAATTACCACTATAATGTTGTCCATTTCCACCCTCAAATGGTCTATAGTTGCTACCAACTGTGTCATATATAGAAAGTATTCTAAGACAATCCAAAAAACAATCAACGAGACAATACCGCATAAAACGATTCCATGATTTTACACCTGGTAAAAAAACGTGATTTGACACATATGATACGCCTTTTGTGTGCATATAGAGTACTTTATATTCGGGATTCATTTTGCAAAAAGTATACAATTGCCGAATCGTAACGTTTTCAAACTCATGTGTATATTTACTATAGTGAATTACTTTGGCAGGTTTGTATAATGACTCTATTTTGTTTGCATCTAGTTCTAAACCGGTATTGACAATACATAAATAATTCAAACATTCCAATAATTTCGAAGATTTCAAATGTTCTAACATTTCAATCAAAAATGTATCTTTCCACAGCTCTAATGTGGTACTATGAATAAAGCATGCAATTTTGGGTTTCTTTACCAAGGATTTTTCCATCGATCGTTTTATAATAATGTATAAAACCATCTTTTTATACTGGTTCGTCTCAATTATTTGAACTGTCTCCTTGATATAATTCCATTAATTCTGGATATTTTGTCCATATCATATCAAATAGTTCATCGCGTTTTAATACTTTTTTATTCTTTAAAAGTTCCGCACATTCAGCCATCATAGGTTTACACTGTCTTAATATATAGTCTGACATATGATATGCATCGTGTATGAAATATAACACTTGTTCGTCTATTTCTGTTTTGAACTTCTCGCTGTTTGATGGATATATTAGCTTTTCCCCCATACCATAATACACAACCATTTTTTCAGCCAATTTCAATGCTTCTTCAAAATCATTAATTGCACCAGTTGTTACGGACACGTTGTAAAATATTTCTTCGGCAATACGTCCAGCTAGTAAGATCATTAAATGTTCAAATAGAGAGTCACGAGTGTACAATGTACTTGTAGATCCTTCGAACATGGTATAGCCTGGTGTTCTAGGAGAAGATAAATTGATAACAATTTTGGTAAGTTTTGAATGTTGTTTTACTAATATTCCTATCATGGCATGCCCCATTTCATGTATGGTGATTCGGTCAATCATGTCTTCAGTAAACTGATGTTCATTTGGTTGCCATCCTGCAGTGACTCTATTCATCACTAATTCAATGTCATCCATAGTAAATACAAAGCGTTTGTTTCTCAACGTGTACAACATAGCTTCATTTAATAGATTTTCAATTTGAGCAGCGGACATTCCAGTAGTGAGTTCTATCAAGTCTTCAATAATTACATCAGCGGAATGGGGTTTACCTTTTATATGAATTTCTAAAATGGATTTACGTGTTTTTGAATCAGGTACACCAATATACATATGCTTGTCTATACGTCCCGGTCTCACTAATGCAGGATCCAATAAATCAACTCGATTTGTTGCTCCAATCACGAAAATACCTTGACTGTTTTCAAACCCATCCATTTGCACCAACAATTGATTCAATGTATTGTCTCGTTCTGATGTAGATGCTTCTCCGTCACCGGACCGTTTTCGTCCTATAGCATCGATTTCATCAATAAACACAATACAGGGTTTGTTTTTATGAGCCAATTCAAACAGTTCTTTTACTCTAGAAGATCCAACACCAACATATTTTTCTTGAAATTCACTACCAGCAACGGCAATAAAACTAGTATTCGCTTCACCGGCAAATGCTTTTGCCAATAAAGTTTTCCCATTCCCAGGAGGTCCTTCAAATATTAATCCTTTCGGAATTCTCACGTTGAACTGACAATAGGTTTCATAATTCTGTAGTATATCCACACACTGATTTAATTCTTCTTTGATACTGTCGTATCCACCTATGTCTTTAAATGTTGTGTTTGTATCTTTCACGATTCGAAAATTTTCCGATTCTTGAGGTTTTTCTTGTTGAGCAGGTTGATTCATAATAACTAACCATTTTGGATTTTCACGGGCACGACGTCTGCGTTCTTCTTGGGGTATATCATTATCATTATCATCATAGATGGGTGAAAAAGGATTGTTTTGTATTTCTTCAGATAAAGATTGTGGTCCAAATACTCTTTCAAAATCATTTACATATGTCTTATTGAATATATGTGGGTTTTCTCTTTTAATATTTTCTTTATATTCTTCAAAACTTCTCGCTGGACGGTACGTTTGATTCAAATGATTCAGTATTGCACTGTCTCGAACTGAATTATTTTTAGAATTTAGGCGTTTTATGTATTTTTCAAAGTACTCTTCTGAGAATGCATAATGCTTTTTATGGTAGAATTTAGTGCGAATTATAGAGTTAAATTTAGGAATACGAAAAGATTCTACTGTTCCAATCAACAGCAAAAATGAGAGAACCCACATATATGGTAATTCCACAAAAAAACTTTATATAGATTCTCTCATTTTTACATTTTTACATTTTTACATTTTTACATTTTTACATTTTTACATTTTTACATTTTTACATTTTTACATTTTTACATTTTTACATTTTTACATTTTTACATTTTTACATTTTTACAT